TTTCACTTGGCTACTCATTGCCAATCGGTAACATATTTGTCAATATGGGAACTGAAAAACATAGGCGAGCAGGGCAAACAAAAAAGGGCAGACAAAATGCCCACCCTTTAAAATACCCTCTCGGTTTAAGAACCCACTATGTTTAAACACCTATTTATGCCACAAGGGCTACTGAGTTTAATGACCTACTCGGTTTAAGAACCCACTCGGTTTAAGAATCAATTACCTAATTACATACTTTCCAGAATTATGTCCTTGCACCAAATACTCAAGAGCATAACGCATTGCATCCAGATAGTGATTAAATGAATCTACAGGCTTGGCGTTCTTATCTTGCCAAGTGTAGTTATTAAGTTCTCTTACAATTCCGTGAGAGTTCCTATCTACTATAATCTCATAATCTTGCATAAGTGCAATCCCACTTAAAATACTCCCTTGTCTTTTAATAGTAGGTTTAATGTTTACACCCTTTCGCTTTATCTCATTGATTAGTCGAGGCTCTGCACTATCACAGATAATCAAATCCATACCACACTCCATCTTATTGCGTATAGCTATCTCCTCTGTACTCATATTAGGCTTCCCATAAATCTCCCTTACCCATAATCGCCTTCCTTCTTTATCTATCGAAATCTTAACAAGAGTTGTCATATCCACCGCAAAACCAAAATCCTGCCCATAGACACTAAGCTCAGTTTGTAAGTAATCACCTACTCTCCAATTCCTATAAACCGCTCCCTCTGCCTTAGATAGCCATCCACCAAGAATCTGGTGCTGGTACTTATCTGGTCTCTTAACCTTCATTTCCTCTATCTGACTTAAAAAAGATTCAGACAGGTTGCCTTTATTATCCCTGTAGTCTGTGTGTATATAAGTAGTGTTGCCTTCTTGTCCATTCCAGCCCTCTGGTATTCCATTGTTTTGTATAAACCTTGTGTATATCCAATGCTCCTTTGTAGTAGGGTTTAATATAAGAATACATCTGTTCTGCTTGTTCTTACTTCTAACAGAGAAATCTATCTTGTCAAAGACTGATTCATCTACAAGTTCCTCTGCCTCATCCAATACAAAGGTTGTAACGCCATTTAGAGACTTCAGGGCAGCAGTTTGGTTACCAGATGATGTTCTGATACCTTTGAAGATAATAGAGCTTCCTGTGGTCAGATTTATAATCTCATCCTTAGTTATCCTAAAATCATCCATAGCCTCCATAAGATTTATCTTCTCTATAAACTCTGGTATAATAGATGTCTGGGCAGATACCATAGTATAACGAGAGAACAGTACCTTATGCCCATCTTGATAAGTTAAGTCCAAAAGAAACATAGCTACGCCAAAAGACTTACCCGAGCCTCTACCTCCTGTAATTAGAAAGTATCTTGATGGAGAACTCCATAGCACTTGGTACTTAGGGGCTATCCATATCCCACTATTAACCTGTTCTTCTATCTCTTCGTGATTCATTTCTCTGATGCTATTAATTCCTTCATATATTCGTAATCCTCTTGGGCAACCTTGCTAACTTTGTACTCACCATTACACTTGCCCTTAATCCAATTAGACACGCTAACATCACTAACGCCTAATGCTTTTGCACAGGCAGCGATAGTTGGATATAGTTGGTTTGTTTCTTCGCAATACACAACGCATCCACCATACACTCTACCAGCCGCTCTCTTCTTAGTTACAAGCCTTCCATATCTATCTTCGTGCGGAGGCTTCCTGTCATTCTTAAAAGCCTCAATCATAGCTTCAATATATGCTCTGTGGTTTTCTCTTGTTGTATACTCTAAAAGGTTTTCGTAGTAGCTTATAAGAGACCTTCTCATCTCAAGTATCTTTTCTTCATTCATCGGTCTTAGATGTATCTGTTATGTCGATAGTGTCATCTTTTGCTTCTTTATGCGCAGATGGGTTGGGTTGGTTGTTTATAAAGTTAATTACAGGTGCATTTCGCTTCACTTGAGTGTTTGTAGTCTCCCTTTCGACAGGTTTTCCATATTTATACTGAAAAAGCATATTTAAGTGAGCAAATGAGCCTTCTTTAGCCTTCTCCGCTAAGAAATCCCACACCTCTTGCTCAGAACCAAAGGCATTTTTCATAGCCCTCATTGCATACGATGGTATTCTGTCCTTAACTGCCTTATTTTCCATTGCTGGAGGCAAAGATTTGGCTCTCTGTACTATTTCTTTAGTTTCTTGCTTAGATTGCAAGCGTTTGTTGTTTTTCCTGCCATCTGTCGGCTTCTGGTTTCTTGGTATCTTCGGTATTCCTGGCTTCCTTCCCATTTTCTATGTTTTTATTAATTTTGTTTAACTTGTCGTTCATTATTTTAAAGGATAAGGCATAATATGCTTGCCAAACGTCCTCTTCTTTGTAAATCTTGTTCATTTCAGCCTTTTTGTCTCCCTTTTGGACAAATATCTTGTATAAATTGGCTTTGTAAGCAGTTTCCTCTACCCAAACTTCATATCCATTGTTTTTGCACCAACGATTGCCTTCCCTCTCGTGGTCTTTAGGCACATAATAGCTTATTACTTTCTTTTTAGCCATATTTACAACATTTTTATAACATTCGTACCATAGCTTCAAGTCTCTCCTTCACTAAGTATAACTTCTCAGCAGGTATTTTGTTTATAACAGGTGTTAATATGTGTTCGGATTGCTCAATTTGAGTCTTCATATTAAATATAGTCTTCTTTAAAGACACTATCTCATCAACAAGCATATTATTCCTCTTAATTAGGTCAAGTTCGCTATTTATCTCATCTAACCTTTCATCTTTTGCATTCATTCCAAGCAATTCCTTATTGTATAACAAAGAAAAGTCATCAATCAGCTTAGAATAGTTCTTAGAGAACGATAAAAGCGCAGGGTGAATGTGTTTTATGGCGTGTAGAGCAGTACTATGGTCTCTATTCATATATTTAGCAGCGGACTCATAAGAAGCATCTAAATAGATTCTTGACAGGTAATAAAATAAACATCTACAATCAGAAACAATTCTAAGCCTTGTGTTACTTTTAAGTACCTCTTTTTTCACGCCTGTATGCTCCTCTATAAACTTGACTATCACATCAAATCCAGCATCTCTGTTCTTAATATATGAAATCCTGTCTTTCCCTCTAAAGGCATATACTCCTTTATATACTTTATTAATTCTCTTCGTTTCTATCGTCTTCTCCATAAGTCATTTCTATTCTTGGGTCATCTAATAATTGTTCGTTTTGCATATACCTTACCAAGTCATTTGTGGTAAAGAATGCGCTTAAATCTATTGCTTTCTTTATTCCAGCACACTCTAAATAGTGTTCTGCTTTCTCAAGTATCTTTAGGCTATTTCTCATTTCCTCAATAGTAGAACCGTGCTTTAAGTCGTGTAAAGCCATAAGGTAATAATCATTTATCAACCTCTTTCTTTGCTCTTCTTCAGAATCCATCGGGAACTTAGCCATTCTTCTATAATATAGACTTATAAATATAGTTGTTTATAATCTCTTTAGAATTATCTACTGCTATATACTTTTTGTATATATCTATGCCTCGCATAACAGAATCCCATCCAGCTTGTATAAACTCACCAGAGCATTCATATATTGCCAAGTCTTTAGTGTCCTTATTGACCACTAAGAATATAAACTCATCCACATCGAACAAATACATATAAAGCGCAGCTTGAAGCGCATAATTATAGTTCTTTGCAGTCCAATGGAATTTTTCAACTGGGTCACTTGTCGTTTTTAAATCTATGATTCTATTGAACCCTAAAGCATCTGCCTTGCCTCTTACTGCGTAACCATTTATTTCCTTTATGGCTGGGACTTCTGTTCTGCAATTCTCTAATAATGAAGCCGCCTCTTTGTTTTTCCAAACCGCCTCAGATATATAACTTGCTGATGTGTACTCTGACTGAGTGAACACATTGGCTGAACCAAACTGAGCAACCGCATCTTTGTACGCCTTAGTAGCCTTAGTACCTTCAGTAACTTTAATGTCATCAAGTCTGTGTGGCTCAAGAACTGCTAAGTGTACTAACCTACCTAAAGATAAGGCTGGTGAGTCAGAACTCATATTAAGCGATTTAACGTACGATTTAGGACTCTCTAATAGTTTCTTCATAGAAGAAGAAGAAAGTGCGTTAGAACCAAGATAACCATAGTAAAATGAGTCTTCAAGCATCTTGTTTAGTATGTCGCTCATCTCCCATACTTTTCCATCCATTGTTTTAATTGTCTCCATTTGTTTTATTTTATTTGTTTAAACAAACCTAATCATAAGTTTTTACCTATGCAAATTTTTGTATAAAAAAAGGGAACATCTCTGCTCCCTATATGCTATCTGTCTCTCCAAGTGGTGTAGGCAATAGCAAGTCTCTGGTCTTCTCTTGGGTACTCAGCTATCATCTTTGGGTTAGCCATAAACCTTGCGATGAACTCTTGCTGCGTTTCCCCAGACATAGGCTTGGGTAGTGGCATAGTTATTTGTCTTTATAATCATATATAATACCTCCAGATTCTAAGAAAGCATCTCTCTTAGCATCTCTCTTAGCCCTGATAATCTCTATTTCCCTTTGTAGGTAGTCTAAAGCCTTCTCAAGGTCTCTAACCTCATCGTCCTTCTTTCCAGCTCTGACAACGTACTTAATGATGTTGCCCCTGTTGAAATTAAGTCCGTACATAGACGCAAACTCAATCACATCTACTTGTGTTCCATTTTCATAATGTAATACGCTACTTCTCATATTACTTCTCATTAC